TTCACTATCTATGCTCCACAAGCTATGCTTTATGGTTCATTACTACAAGCTATGCCTTTCCTAAAAAATGATGAGCGTACACCAATGTGGCAAGCACAATACCAAGCTATTATGAATACGCTTAAAACAGAAAACACTCAACGAATTGGAGACAGACAGGCAACTGTTCTTGATACTTAATTATGACTATATACACCTCCCCCTTTACAGGAGACGTTATACAACCTACCGATGTAAGTTACGCATCGTACTCAATCTCTGCTGACCTAACGCTTGTATGGCCTATTAATGGAAATATATCAACAAATGTGGCTGCTCGTATTATGGACATTACACCATCAACAAGTGGTTTGTCCGTTCTTATGCCTCCTGCAAATCAGGTATCAGTAGGTCAAGACGCATTCATTAAAAACCCAAGCGCCTTTACCCTAACTATTAAAAGCTCTACAGGAGCAACATTAGGTACTATTACAGCGGGTGGAACAAGATACTTCTATATTACTAACAACTCTACCGCCTCAGGTACATGGTCAAACATTGCACTAGGTATTGGTACATCATCCCCTGACGCAACGACGTTAGCAGGCTTTGGTTTACAAGCTACAGGTGCAACACTAAACCAAACAGCTCCCGTATCAAGTGTTACCGCAGGATATACATTTTTATCAACTGACAGATCCCAAACAAAGGTTTGGAGTGGTGGTGCAGGGTCTGCTACGTTACCTGCCGCTTCTACGCTAGGTAATAATTGGTTTTGTTTCTTTAAGAATAATGGTACAGGCACACTTACTATATCGACTACAGGAATTAATACACTTGATCTTGGTGCTTCTAAATCATTTCAACCTAATGAGTCATGTATTATAGTTTGTGATGGTTCTAACTTTGTGACTGTAGGTTACGGTGTTAGCACTAGATTTTTGTTTTCATCAATTACTAAAGAAGTTACAGCAGGGGCTTATTCATTATCTGCAACCGAAGGAACGTCTCTTATTCAAGAGTATGTAGGTACATTATCAAGCAATGTTACTGTCACATACCCTCCCGTTGTTGCTTTTTATATTGTAAGCAATCAAGTCACCGCAGGTGGTTTTTCACTGACTATTACAACAGGGGTACCAGGCGGAGCTGATGCAACAGTTGCCGCAGGAAATCAATCAACTCTTATTTCTGATGGTGTTAACTTTTATAACGCCAATACCGTTCAAGCAGGTGCTTCTGTAAACGCTTTAGCTAATGGTAGCGCGGCATCACCATCTCTTTACTTTGCATCAGAACCTACAACAGGTGTTTATCGAGCAGGTGCAGGTTTGTGGAATGTTTCTATATTAGGTACTGATCGATTTGAAGTAAACGCGTCAGGGATTGATGTCAATGGAACAGGAACATTTAGCGGAGGGATTCTTGGCGGGATCTTTACCTAATGACAAAAAAGGTTTTTGCCCTCGATACCCAACCTGGCATTCAACGAGACGGTACTGTATTTGACAGAGCTGTTTATACAAATGGTCAGTGGGTAAGATTTCAACGTGGTCGCCCTAGAAAAATATTAGGTTATCGTGAGATTACTGACAACTTTGCAGGTCCTTCTCGTGGTGTATACTTAGATCCACAAGGTATTTTTAATAGGGTTTTTAGCGGATATAACAATGGGGTTCAAGGTTTACTCATCAATAGTCTTGGCGTTGGTACAGGTGTCGTTGATTTTACTCTTTCAGATTTCACCGCAAATGATGCTAACCTTTGGCAATTTGATTCAACATTTGATGCTCAGGGTAGCGGTGATCAGACACTTCTTGCGCACCCTGGTGTAAATTTAGCTGATATAGCAAGTGAAACAAATACACCTGTGCTAGGTGGAGACATTGCAAATAATTCTTTAACTGCTATTGGTATTTTTACAGCGGTAGGAGCGATTGCAAACGGATCTCCCATATTTACCCTAGCCTCTACTAATGCATTAATAGGTGCAGGACAATTAGTAACAGGTACAGGAATTCCTTCAAACACGACTGTAGTATCAGTTGTAAGCTTAACTGTTACCTTATCTAATAACGCAACAGCTACAAACGCAACCGCTACACTAACCTTTGACAATCAAGTTGATGTGTCAGGTGGAGTAACAGTCTTACATCCATACACTTTTGTTTATGGAAATAACGGATTAATTAGAAATAACTCAGCAGGTAATATCAGCGATTGGGTTTCTGCTGACGCAAACGAAACCAACGTAGCCTCTACAAAGATAGTAAAAGGTCTCCCACTTCGAGGTGGTTCAAATGCTCCGTCAGGTTTGTTTTGGGCGCTTGACTCTCTTATACGCGTAAGTTATTCACCAACTAATATTGGCGTACCTGACTCAGCAGATTTTGGTGCAACGCTCTTTTGGCGTTACGATATTATCTCATCCCAAACATCTATCCTTTCATCGCAATCAGTTATTGAATACGATGGTATTTTCTATTGGTGTGGTGTTGATCGTTTCTTACTATATAACGGTGTTGTAAAAGAAATTCCAAACACCATGAATCAAAACTATTTCTTTGATAATTTAAATTATGCACAAAGACAAAAAGTTTATGCAACAAAAGTTTCTCGTTTTGGTGAGGTATGGTGGTTCTATCCTAGAGGAGACTCTGAAGAATGTAATGATGCAATCATATATAACATCCGTGAAAACTGTTGGTATGACGCAGGTGAGGCTTTAGGAACAAGAAGATCAGCAGGATTCTTCTCTCAAGTTTTCCCTTACCCAATTAATATGGATTGGGACATTAATACGACGGGAGCTATTACAACCAACCCAACAATTAGTAATGCAGGATCAGGTTATACAAACGGAACTTATTATAATGTTGCTTTGACGGGGAGTGTCACAGGAACAGGAGCTTCAGCTAATATAGTTGTAGCAGGTGGTATAGTCACAACTGTAACTATGTTTAACAAAGGTTCAGGTTATGCAGTGAATGATGCTTTAACGCAAGAAATTGCAGTAGTTACAGGTTCTGTAAGTGGTACTGTTATGACAGTTACCGCTATAGGTTCAGGTACATTATATGTAGGTCAGTATGTGACAGGCTCAGGAATTGCTGCAACAAGTAGAATCTCAGCGTTTAGCTCAGGTAACGGCGGAGTAGGTACTTATATCTTAGATACAATATCATCATCTACAGGAAGTATAACAATTACTTCTAAATTTATACCTGCGGGATCTAACTTTGCAATTACATTAGCCACTGATGATTTACAAAATTTAGTAAGCTTATATCAAAATGAAATTGGTACTGATGCAATTGTAGGTAACGAACCACTTGCCTTACTAAGTAATTTTGAAACAAACAATTTAGGTTGGGTATCGGGTGGTCCTGCACAAGCGTCAGCTGAGGGTGCTAACTATTGGTTAAGACTCGAGCGCGTAGAACCTGACTTTATACAAAGCGGTGAAATGAATTTATATGTAACAGGTCGACCTTTTGCTCAGTCTCAAGACGTGACTACAGGTCCTTATGTATTTGATCAAAACACAGGGAAGATTGACATGCGTGAACAACGCAGAGAGTTAAGATTAAAGTTTGAAAGTAATGTTGTAGGTGGTGATTATCAGTTAGGTTACATATTATTAAGCGCTGATATTGGTGATGTAAGACCGTAGTAATGACTATTTCATTAGTATACGATCCAAGGTTTCATACATTTCAATCATGGGCTTCATTAATGTGTGAAGCTTATGCAGGCCAACAATTACAGATACCATCTGATAATGAAGATGAATGGAAATCATGGGCTGTAGGATTAAACGCAATTGACATATTTACGAACAACGCAATACCCGATCCTTATCAATTTGAAAATTGGCAAGATTGGGCTTCTGTGATGGTTAATGTAGTAAATCAAAGGGTTGAATAATGAGAAAAAGTAACAAAAAATACCAACAAAAAAGACAACCTAAGTTTAGAGAAGGTAAAGCTTCGACCGAAGAGATTGTTAAAAGAACTGTAGAGAGGTTAGATCCTGAGGGTGATTGGAATGAAGTTTACGATGCAGTTTATTCAGCATTACAAACAGATCAATTTAGAATGTTGAGAAGTGGAGACACACTTGCGTTCTATCATGTGAATACACCTATAGCGGATGAAGCACATTTATTTACAATAGAAAAACAAGAAGATCTTATGGAATCATTGCGAGATCTTGGTCAAGCATTTAAGAGTGCAGGCTTTACAAAAATTAAAGGTGTTACAGAATTC